TTCAGTGTGGATGAAGCTGAAGAAAGCAATGAAGAAGGTTGACCCAGCCTTATCAGATCACATGGTTCCGGTTTGTGTGTACAGAAATGGGATATGTCCTGAGCTGAAAGAGTGTAAGCCGGGACTTGCAAAGGTTATGCGGGCTTACGGGAGATAAATGAGCGCGAACGATAAACAGATTGCTGGTAGTCATTACCAAACCCCAATCCAAGTGTGGGATTTTATTGCAGCAAATGAGCTGGATTGGTTTCAGGGTACAATAGTAAAGTACATTACCCGCTGGCGACACAAAGGAGGCATTGATGATCTACTCAAAGCGCAGCATGTGCTGGAAAAGTATATAGAGGTTCAATGTGGAACAGAGACACGTGATCCATAAGACTTGCGAGTATTGTGAGTTTTATGACATTATTAGGACTGAGTATCGTTTAGGAAACTGCGCACTGGATCACTTTCAAGAACCTATTGAGGTTTCAGCGGATCATAGTTGCGATCAATGGTTAGAGAGGTCTGATGATGAGTGAACTTTCATGTAGCGTGGGATTTCACATTGATAATCCAGGCGAAGCAAATTCAAAAGAGCGTGTTATGCTGCAATTGACTAGTGATGCATCAATAGTGGCTCATTTACTGAGCGCTAAATCCGCACGAAATTTAGCTTTGCAGCTATGGATGATGGCTGATCAAGTGAAAGAGGATGATAATGAGTGAATTTGACAAATGGCATGACGAGAACATTTGCGACTTATTACAGGGCAATTTACGGAACGGGTTGCTGGCTGCGTGGGAGGCCGCGCAAGAAGCAGAACGAGATAGACATAGAGCTTTCATAGCGAACTTAATTGAGAAATGGAAGGAGAGGCCTGAAGATGAGTTGGCTACAAGGTTATGGCTAATGGCTGATGAAGTGGAGGCCGCGAACAATGGGTGAAGGTAGCAAAATAGAAGCAAATGCTGTTAGACGGCCACCTAATGCTGGCAAAGGCAGAGTCAAGGGTGTACCGAATAAAACCACAGCAGACGTGAGAAACATGCTGATAGCGTCTCTCGATGCTGTTGGTGGTCAAGCTTATCTCGAAAAGCAAGCAATAGATAATCCCAAGGCTTATTTATCGCTTGTCTCTAAGGTCATACCTTCTGAGGTAAAGAGTCAAGTAACTGGCTCAGATGGCGGCCCAGTTCAACATTCTGTGACTGTTAAGTTCAATGATGTAAAATAGATGTATGCGAGACAGGGAGGCATCCCGACTGTATCGGTTAACAGTCAGTCTCGCATTTTTATAGCCGACCTTAAACCGGAGGTAGATATGATTACGCAAGCAAGATTAAAAGAGCTTTTTGATTACGACGCTTTAACTGGTGATTTGATCAACAGAAAGCAAAGAGGCAATAGTCCAGCAGGGAAAGCTGCGTATAGAGTGATGTGGAATGGATACAAAAGAATTACTGTCGAGTACAAGCAATATGCAGCGCACCGTTTAATTTGGATGCTTCACTATGGCGAATTTCCTAAGCATGACATTGATCACATTAACGGGATCAGAGGTGACAACAGGATAGAAAATCTGCGTGAAGCAACAAGAAGCCAAAATATGCAAAATGAAAAAAAAGCACGATCCCCAAATAAAGTTGGTCTGTTAGGTGTGTGTGCCCACGGTTCAAATTATAGAGCGCAAATTACCATCGATGGCAAATGCGTAAGGCTTGGTACGCATAAAACACCAGAAAAAGCGCATGAGGCTTATTTGCAAGCAAAAAAAGCATTGCATCCATATCAGACTATTGCATGACAGAGACTGACGCTCACTTTCCCGCTAAAATGAGGGGATTGTTTGAACCCTATCGCTATAAAGTATTTTATGGCGGTAGGGGGTCGGCAAAATCATGGAGCTTCGCTAGAGCATTGTTGATTCAAGCGGCAGAGCGTCAGCTTCGCATATTGTGTTGTCGAGAAATTCAAAAATCTATCAGGCAATCAGTACACCAGCTGTTGGTTGACCAAATTCAATCGCTTGGCTTTGGGGCGCTGTTTACAGTTACAGAGACTGCAATCAAATGCTCTAATGGGTCAGAGTTTTATTTTGCTGGATTATCCACGCAAAGCGTAGAAAGCATTAAGTCTTTTGAGGGCATCGACATAGTATGGGCAGAGGAAAGCCAAGTGATTTCAAAGAAATCATGGGATATATTGCTGCCAACTATCCGCAAACCAAACTCTGAGATATGGGTTTCTCTTAACCCAGAACTAGATACTGATGACACATATCAAAGATTTATAGTTAACGCGCCCGATAATGCCTTGGTCGTTAAGGTAAATTGGAACGACAACCCCTATTTCCCCGCTGTGCTTGAACAGGAGCGTCTGCATTGCCAGCAGCACAATGCGGCTGATTATGCGTGGATATGGGAAGGTAAGCCCAAGACAGTCGTTGACGGGGCTATCTATGCTGACGAGTACCAAGCATTGATTGATGACCATAGAGTTACTCGCGTATCACATGATCCAGTCCTGAAGACTCATTGCGTGTTTGACTTGGGATGGAATGACGCAATGACTATTATCATGGTGCAGAAGTCTGGATCAGAGGCCCGCATCATTGACTATATCGAGGAAACGCATCAGACGCTCGATTGGTACAGCAACACACTAAAACAGCGCCCCTATAACTGGGGTAAGGTATACTTACCGCATGATGCTGTCAGCAAGGACTATCGCACAGGTAAATCAGCCGCAGAGATTATGACTCAGCTAGGATGGTCTGTTGAGGTGATTCCGATTGGTGACGTAGAGCATGGGATACGCTTGAGTAGGTTACTATTTCCGCGTGTATGGATGGACAAAGAGAAAACAGCACGATTACAGGAGTGCTTAAAGCGTTATAGACGCTCAATCAATGCTACAACTAATCAACCGACCGGCCCGTTACATGATGAATATAGTCACGGTGCTGACGCATTCAGATATCTGGCCACAGCCATAGACTCAATGCGAAACGATAATATCCAGCGCAAGCGAAGCCTTGACCAAGGCGCTGGGTCTTGGATGTCTTAACGAGAGAGATTTATGAACCTAGATACAGACGCAGTGATGGATTCCTTAGGGGGGTCTGACCAAGACCCCGAGCAAAAGCTACTTAGGGAGATACGCGAACGCTTTCAGCAAGCGGTAGAGTTTGAATCTGTTAACAGACAAGATCGGCTCGATGACGTGCGTTTTGCGCGTCTAGGCGACCAGTGGCCCGAATATGCGAAATATGACCGTAATCGCCCCGGTAAAGAGCGGCCCATGCTAGTAGTCAATCGACTGCTACAGTTTAGGGATCGTGTCGTAAACGGGATCAGGCAGAATACTCCAAGCATCAGATTTCGTCCTGCTTCTAACGGCGCTGATCAAGAGACAGCAGAGGTCTTGATGGGGCTGGCTCATCACATACAGGATAATAGTAATGCAGCCATAGCATACGATACCGCTGTTGAATGGCAGGTGGATACTGGCCTTGGTTATATCCGAGTACGTAATGACTGGTCTAGTGATACTAGCTTCGATCAAGAAATATATATCGACCGCATTCCTGATCCGTTCAAGGTCTATTACGATCCACATAGCAAGTCACCTGATGGCTCAGACGCTTGCTGGGCGATCATAGCCGAGGAAATACCTAAAGACGAGTTCAGGCGCTTATATCCAGACGTAGACGAGACTAACTTCGACGCGGCTGGCAACGGTGATATGCAGGGCTGGTACACAAAGGACAGTGTACGCATTGCCGAATATTACTGGCTAGATCATGAGCCAGCAGAGATACAAGACCCAGAATCAGGCCAGACACGCTCCACATTCGTCAAACGCTGCATGTGGGCTAAGTGCATCGGTGATAAGGTGCTGGAACAGACTGAGGTACCTACCAAGTACATTCCTATCGTGCCCGTTGTTGGACATGAGGTCTGGCTGCAAGGTAAGTGTTACCGCTCCGGCCTTGTACGCAATGCTAAGGACGCTCAGAGGCTCTACAACTACTATCTTTCAGCCAATGCTGAGAATGTAGCCCTAGCGCCCAAAGCCCCGTTTGTCGGGGTTGCTGGACAGTTTGAGAGTGATCCTAATTGGGGACGTGCTAATAAAGAGTCTCTCGCCTATCTTGAGTATGATCCCGTAAGCATTGCGGGGACACCTGTCGGCGCACCACAGCGCGCTATGCCTCCGCAGGCCAGCCCAGCCATCATGCAGGCTCTGCAACTCGCAGAGAATGACATCATGCAGTCAATGGGGATCTATCAGCCCAGCTTAGGTGATCAGTCTAACGAAACCTCGGGACGCGCTTTGTTGCTACGCCAGAAGCAATCCGAGGTTGGTAACTTCCATTATCAAGACAACTTGAACCGTTCTATTAGACAAGTCGGTCGCATTGTTTTGGACATGATCCCGAAAGTGTATGACAGAGCTAGAGTCCTGCGCATATTGGGTGAGGACGGTACGCCACGTGAGGTACAGATTGACCCTAATCAACAGCAGGCCTCAACGGGAACCGATAACCCTGAGATAGATAGCATCTACAACCTCGGCCTAGGTGAGTATGACGTGGTATGCGATGCTGGCCCCAGCTACGCTACCAAGCGCGATGAAGCGGCTAACATGATGCTAGCACTCACACAGGCTAACCCGCAGCTATTCCAGACCATCGGGGACCTGATGATGAAGAATATGGACTGGCCGGGGGCAGACGAGATAGCCAAGCGCTTGAAAATGCTGTTACCGCCTGAACTACAGCCAACAGCACAAGGAGAAAAGGTCGATCCTAGCGTTATTCAGGCCCAACGCATGATGGATCAAATGGCTGGCCAAATGGAGCAAATGAGTCAGGAATTACAGTATTTACGTGATGAGCGGATACTGGCCATTCAAGACAAGGAACGTGAGTGGTTTGATAGTCAGACCAAGCGAATGCAAGCAGAGGCCGGACTGATGACGCAGACCACAGGATTAGAGCAGCTAATTCAGACTAATCTGATTAAGATGCTTGGTCAAACTACCCCAACATTCGCAGAAGAAGACGCGCAATTCGAGCAGTTAGAGCAACAGGCCATGCAAGCCGCTATGCAAGCACCACCAGAGCCACCACAAGGCGCACCACAAGGCGCTACACGTGGACCCGGGGCAATGACACGTAAACCCGATACCGCCGCGCTAACGGGCGCACAGAAGCCAGAGCAACAGTAAACACTAGAGGGCAATATGAGCGATGACATTATCGAAAGCACAGCAGAAACAATTATTGACGATGTACCTGCCGAACTCACCGATGAAAACCCGGTGGAAGTGGAGGACGCTGGACAATCGGAGGGTGAAGAAGTTCCTGAACCCAAGGCCGAAAAAGACCCTTGGTATAAGCGCAGGATCGACGAGCTAACGCGAGATAAGCATGAGGCCCGCAGACAGGCCGAGAGGCTTGAAAAGGTTTTGGAGCAGCAAGAGCAGATGCTGCGCCAATTCTCGCAAAATAACGCACCACAGGCGGTCCAAGGCCCTGTTGCGCCCAATGCTGATGACTATGTGGGCGGCGAGTTCGATCCCCGCTATATGCGTGACATGATGACGTATACACGCGAATCAGCCAAGATGGAAGCTATTGAGGCTGTTAAGCAAGAGCAGCAGGAGACTATGCAGCGTCAGGCTTTAGCGGAGCAACAGCGTAAGCTGGAGACAGCAGAAGCGGCTGCGAGAGCCAGATACAGTGATTATGATGGAGTGATTGAGCAAATTACGTCTGATCCCATGCTCGCGCAGAATCAGACCATTCGACAAGCGCTGTTAGGCTTGGATAATGGGCCAGAGATCGCTTACACGCTTGGAAAAAACTTGGATGTTGCGTATGAGATAGCGAACATGAATCCTATACAGGCTGGGATGAGGCTGGCCGAGATAATCAACCGCGCACCACGCAAGATTAGCAACACGCCCACGCCGATCAAGCCTATCTCTGTAGTAGGAAATACGCCGGGAAATGCCAAGGACTACTCTCAAATGAGTACGGAAGATTACATCGCAGCGCGTAATGCTGATGAGAGGGCAGCACGTCAAGCCCAATATAAGCGGTAAATTATGTTACCTTAAACAGCCTCCCAAAAAGGAGGCTGTTTATTGCTCTACCTCGAAGGCGCTATGAAATACTAGCGCCTTTTTTGCTTTTGTGATATAAAGCATTCACCAGTGATTCATCTAGCCGTGAATCATTGCGGCAAGGTCAGACCATTCGAGGGAGCGGCTCCTGTCTGGACGAAATAAAAGGCTATCCACTTTTATTTTTTCTTTAGGAGGCGCCACTTATGGCTACTAATAATCTGCTTACCATTAGCATGATTACCAATGAAGCTCTGCGTATTCTGCAGAATCATCTGGTTTTCACCCGCGCTGTTTCTCGCCAGTATGACAACAAGTTTGCGATTGAGGGTGCCAAAATCGGTACTACTATCAATCTGCGTAAACCCCCGCGCTATGTAGGGTCCACTGGCCCCGCACTGCAGGTCGAATCCTCGGTTGAAACCTATGTACCGTTGACACTGGATACCCAGTTTCATGTTGATATGGCGTTTACCACCCAAGACATGACGATGAACATTAGTGATTTTTCTAATCGCTTCATCAAGCCAGCAGTAGCGGCTATTGCCAATAAGATCGACTATGACGGGCTTCAACAGTTCTTGAACGTCTACAATATGGTCGGCACTCCGGGCGTATTGACTGGCACCCCTACTCAGGCACAGGCTACGGCGGCTATTCTTGCTGCTCGCGCTAGACTAAATCAGGAAGCTGCCCCGGTTGACGAGGAGCGCAACATTGTTGTCGATCCGACTGTCGAGGTAGGTATCGTTTCCGGCCTTACTAACCTGTTTAATCCGACCGGCACTATCTCCCGTATCTTTGAAAAAGGTGCATTGGGCGATAGCACTCTCGGGTTTAACTTCGCAATGGATCAGAACGTCGGCAATTTTGCTGCGGGGTCTTCGACTGGCTTCACCACTTCAGCACAGGCTGGCGGGACCATCCCAAATAACGCACAGACCTCTTTTGCTCTGACCATCTCTGCGCTTGTCGGCACTCTGCCTGTAGGTTCAGTATTCACTATTCCCGGTGTCTTTGCGGTCAACCCACAAAATCGTCAGTCTACTGGTGCGCTGCGTAACTTCGTGGTCACTGCGGCGGCTGGGGCTGGTGCGACCAGTCTTCAGGTCTTCCCGACCCCGGTGTTTGGTGGCCAGTTCCAGAACGTGACTAGCGCCAACGGTGCTATTCCTTCTGCCTCTGCAACCGTTATTTCTGGCGTCAATACTAACCTGCCTAACGCGATTGCTTTCCACAAAGATGCATTTGCTCTGGGGACTGCTGACCTTATCTTGCCGCAGGGTGTCGATATGGCTGGCCGTGCTTCGGCTGATGGTATCTCGATTCGTCTGGTTCGTCAGTACGACATTAACAGCGATCAGTTGCCTTGCCGTCTCGACGTTCTCTATGGATGGTCAACCGTCTATCCTGAACTCGCAACCCGCATTACTGGCTAATAGGAGGTTATATGTCTAATCCCGGTCCAAATATTGTAGCTGAGTCACTTACACGTGGCGAAGCTGTTGTAACCGCCACCATTACCCCAGCATCTATTGCTGCTGGTGCTTCTACCGCATTTACTTCCACTGTAAGTGGTGTAGCGGCTGGTGATCACGTGAGCGTTAGTGGCGCTACAGGCGTGGCTGCTTATGCAGTAGCCGCTTATGTATCTGCTGCTAATACGGTTACGATTGTTATCAACAATCCGTCAGCAGGTGCTCTTACCCCTAGTAACAGCACCTATCTAGTGCGCGTAACACGTCCGTTCCCTGTCGCATCCAGTGTCACCACTTTCGGTGTCAACGATCCGATGAACGCAGGCGCTATTCCGCTCTCTAGCTGATCAGCACGTAATGGGGGGCCACAAGCCCCCCATATTATATAAGAGAATGTTATGGGTAGACAAAAAAACACTGAAGAATCAAAGGATGACTTTGCAGAACCTGCAAAATCTAAATGCGAATTTAAGATTACCCGCGTCTATGATCCTTCAACAACAGTTCCTAGAGAGCTAGACGCATATAATCAAACAGAATTGGATAGATTACTGGGAAGTGGCTGGCTAATCAAATCTGACTAAACCACAACTATGACTAGGTAACTGGAGCTAATAATGGGCGAGTTTATCGCATTGCTGTTTATGGCAAGGGATATCACGCATCGGGAACATCTGAAAACAAAATCCTATGCCCAGCACATGGCGCTCGGTGAGTTTTATCCCGCCATCATCGAGTTTGCAGACAAGATAGCCGAGGCTTATCAGGGCTGTGAGGGGAAGCTGATTACCATTCCCCAAATAAAGAATACTGCTAATGGCAGTGTTGATTCTATTTTGAGATCGCATCTAGCATGGATCAATAAAAATAGGAAAAATCTGAGTGATGAATCATCTATTCAGAATATCGTCGATGAGATCGTGGGGCTATATCAGACCACGCTGTATAAGTTGAAATTCTTAGCCTAATGGAGCAATAACAATGCCTGAGAAAATTGAGCTGTCAATCAATGTTGTAAACGCTGTCCTGACCTACCTCGGTAAGCAGCCGTTTGAACAGGTTGCACCCCTGATTAACGCGATCCAGCAGGAAGCATCCCCGCAGATTCCTGCTCCTGCTGTCGTTTCTGAAGACGAGTAAACCGTTATGGCAAACATCAAGATTTCCCAGTTACCATCGGCAACTGCTGTAAGTGCAAATGTTGATGTTTTGCCTATCGTGCATACAGGGGTGACTCAAAAAGTCACCCCTGACCTGCTTGTAAACGAAGTATTAAAAGCCCCTGATTATATCGGCTCAGATACGCCAAATGACGCTGATTTTGTTGACGTAGTAGTGAGCGGATCACTGACTGCATCACCTGTCAGTAAAAATATCAACATGTCACCCACTGGTTCAGGGCGCATAAACATGCTTCCCGGTGGTGGTATGACGGTAGCTCCTGTGGGGCTAGGCACAATGGACAATGTGGTTATTGGCTCAACCACAGCGCAGAGCGGTGCGTTCACGGCTCTTACGTCATCCAGTGCAACCACGCTCAATGGGACAACCATTCCAGCCTCTAAAACACTACTGGTAACAACGGACATAGGGTCATCCGTACAAGCGTATGACTTAGACTTGGCTGCGATTGCAGGATTAACCGGCACTAGCGGATTCCTTAAAAAAACCGGCGTTAACTCATGGGCGTTGGATACCGTTATTTCCGCCGGTACCGTCACGGACGTGGCATTAACAGCACCGACTGGACTCACAGTGAGCGGGTCCCCTATTACCACGTCTGGAACCCTAGCGATTACATACACGTCTGGTTATTCTCTCCCCACCAATGCCTCCCAAGCCAATTGGGATACAGCCTATGCTGATCGGTTAAAGTGGGATGGTGGTGCGACTGGACTGGTTGCAGCGACTGGTCGCACTAGCTTAGAGCTAGGAACTCTCGCAACGCAGAACGCTAACAGCGTATCTATTACGGGCGGTGCCATTAGTGGTGCATCTGGGTCATTCACTACACTGTCAGCAAGCTCAACAGTGTCAGGTGCTGGGTTTAGCGACTACCTCGCCTCGCCTCCTGCTATCGGCGGCTCATCCCCTGCGGCGGGCGCATTCACCACGCTTTCATCTTCCAGCACGACGACTGTCGGCACTAACCTTGTTTTCTCAGGCACCGGCGCCCGCATCACGGGCGATTTTAGTAATGCGACGATTGCTAATAGGGTGGCATTTCAGACAAGTACAACTGATGGCATTACTGTTGTTCCAGCCATTCCAAAGGGCACAGGGCAGTTATCTGGGTTTGCTGGATACAACAGCAGCGACCCAGGCAATGCCAGCACATTCAGTTTGTTAGCGTTTACAACAACAGACATACGCTTGACTTGTGGTTTGACAGGAACAGGCATTTTCCTCCCCCTAACCTTTTACACAGGAGGCAGTGAGCGGGTCAGGATTAGTACAACCGGCGTTGTCACCATCGGCAGCGCCATCAGCCTCGACCCCACGACAGCGAACTCGTTGGTAGTAAATAGTAGCGGGAATGTCGGGATCGGGACGAGTTCGCCGGGGGCTAGACTTAGCGTACAAAAAAACCAAGACGCATTGACTTATTTTGATATTAGCAACGAAACAAATGGATCAAGCGCGGGTGTTATTCAACGATTTATAACTTACCTTTCGTCAGGGACAGGGACCACATCAGCAGATATTGTTAAGTACAAAACAGGACCGTGGTATTTTGCTAATAACGATGGCCCGATACAAATGCGGGCAAAAACCAATGGCGTTGAATTACTATCTGGCGCAGTAGTATGGACTACGCTTTCTGATGAGACTGAAAAAAGTATCATCGAACCTATTGAAAGTGCAGTAAGTAAGGTTGACACATTACGCTCAGTTATAGGTAGGTATAACACGGACAGCCCCGATGTGCGCCGACCGTTCCTGATCGCACAAGATGTTGAGAAAGTCCTTCCTGAAGCAACCCCAAGAATGACAGATGGAAAACTTGGATTGGACTATTCTGGAACCATTCCGCTGTTAGTAGCGGCAATTAAAGAACTCCACGCCGAAATCGAATCACTCAAACAGAGGATTAACTAATGGCCGATTACAAAGAAACTGACGTATCCGGTGTCGCATGGCAACGGGCGTACCAAATTCTCATTCTGAACCCACTGGGCGAACTGCCGACGGTGCGGTACGACGAAGAGCAGGTGATTAACCTCAACGATGAACAGATCAAACAGACGGTCAGCACGCTGGGCTATACCATCGACCCGCTCGGCATCATCGAACTGCGCGACCCGGAAACGCTAGAGCTGACGGGCGAAACGATCCCTGTGGCGACGGTGCATGAAGCGCTATTCTCAGACTACATTAACAGGGCGATGGCTCGTGATGATGGGGCTAACCTAGTTCCTCCTGTTGAGCCTGTTGACGCTTAATTATTTTTCAGAGTAAGTATTATGGCTAATCTCGGTCCGTTATATCAGAACCAAACATACAGCAACCTATTACAGATTGATGGGGGGCTAAGCGCTGACCTGAAGAAAGTGCTGGATGGTGATGGTAACGAATCTGGGTTATCTCTAAGCTTTACAGCGGCCAGTATCACGGGTCTAGTATCAGAATCCGCTAATAACCTTTATGGTGGATCTGCCGGTACCATCCCTTATCAGTCATCCTCTAATAACACGGCGTTTACTACGGCTGGCCCTGTTGGTTATGTACTGTCTTCTAACGGTACTCTCCCGCCGACATGGGTCAATACTATCCCATTTTCCTCATTTGCGGCACAGGCGACCAACATCGGCGGCGGTGGCTTAGGTCAGCTTCCATATCAGGCTGATCTCAATAGCACCTCTTTTGTACCTGCTGGTACTCCTGGACAGG